CCACGCACTTCGTGAGCTAAGCCAGTAGCAATTAGCTTACCGTTGTCGCTTATTGACGCCTTAACTACCACGTCTTCACCTTCCCATCGGACAATCTCTGTCTCAATAGTGAGGTCAGCAGACACTGCGCGAAACGCCGCTACCCGCTCAGCTACAGTCTTGTATTCCTTACCGTGGATATTTACAGGCATGACGGCTCTCCCTTAAGTTGCTCCATGCGAGCCTTAAGCTCGTTGCGGTAGAGAGAGTTCATTTCAGACTCGTACTGCAAATAGTCAGCAGAGTTTTTAGGGTACGGATTGGCATCAAAGCCCTCACCGTAGAGGTAGTCAGAAAAGGCCTGAGCCTTGGGGAATTCTTTAAAATCCATGTCGTTCTCCTTTTGTTATTGGAGAGGACAGTATATAGATCAGTTTACTTCATCGCAACAGTTTTATTTACCGTTGCGAATCATTTCTGTTAACTCAATAGCCCTAGATCTGACCTGCTTTGCCCACCGTGAGTCCATGAACTCGTCGGCTGCTAGGCTGTAGTCTGCAACCTCCATAGCGGCCAGTGCCTTCTTAAACAGTCTCAAACGTGTAGCCCCAAGATTAAAGCTAATGTCTATCAGTGCATTCTTTCTCGCATCGTCTAGGCTGTTGAACCAGGGGTACTCTGCGCTTAGCTCTTTTATGACCCGGAGGATGTCACCCTCTAGCAGCATGTCTACCTCTTCGTCGGTAAGGCCTATACCGCCATTGGGGTCTACGTTTCGTCCGATTCCGATAGTCCAGTGACCCGCCGGGCACATGTAGGCAACATGACGGCCATTTTTTTTGACTTCGCCCTCGTGGCGCTTGAGCATGTCTATTAGCAGGCTATTCTTCGTCATCATAGGAATAGTTCATCTCTTGGCAAAGCATTTGAGAAGCAGAGGCTAAGACACCGACTACAGCGAAGAGAGACATTCCATCCTCTAGGAGTTCTGCAATTAGCTCATGCAGCCCTGTGTACATCCTTTCGGCTAAAACGTCCTGCTTGTCGGTGGTGTTTAACTGTACGACATTATCGCTCATTTGGTCACCATGCACGGATCAGGGAGAATGATGCCAGTAGACAGCAGTAGAGCCGTTCTGGCGGCCTTTCTAATATACGACACAGGTTTGCCGCAGTACATCTTAAAATCGCTTACAGCGCCCCTAGTGATGTCTCCTGGGTCGTATCCGTCCTTGAGGTTCTCTGTGATGGCGCAGCTAGCTGTTGCAGAAAACAGTAGTGAGATTGCAATAGCCCGCCATGTCGTGGTCGCTGATCGCATCACCTATACCTCCGTCTCTTCGGACGTACTTTTCTGGAGGGTTTATCCAGGTCTTACCCCAGTTGTCGAAGTAGACCATAGTTTGGCCTGCGTCTGGGCAGAACCCAATAGAGGGGATTCGAGCCACCATGTCAGAGCCGTGAACGAATGAGACTTGAGACTTAAGGTCTCTCATCTTGGCCTTTGAGGGCCGCAGGAAGACGTTTGGCTTACCGAAGGTGATCAGCCTCACGTTAGGGAAGAATCGGCAGCAGTGAGCTGATAGCTCTGCCAGGGCACCGCCGAGAGAGTGACCTACAAAGATAATCTCTTTCTTGGGGTCAAGCTTAGATGAGATCTTTTTCCAAACTGACCTGTGAGCCATCATGAAACCGCCATGCACCCACCGGCCACTGTAGCGCCAGGGAAATGCTGTCAGGTTAAAGATCCAATCTCTAGCCTGCTGTGTTCCTCGGAAGACTACATATTGATGCCTAGCATGCTCAATGATATATGCCGTGGTTGAGGTCTTGGAGTTTTCTATCTTGATAGCTCCGTCCATATCCTCGTCGTAAGCTTTGAGAGCATATCTAGCCGCCTTCTTGATCAATCTCTTGTTCACAGGTGATCTCTATTCGGTTAGGAGCCACAGAGGTCGCTACGGCCTCACGATTAGCAATGCGTTGAGAGGCAGGAAGGTCGCAATACTTCTGAACCGCATCGGACACTATGTCCAATGACGAGCAGTTGGCTAAGAATAGAACAGGTACGAGCAGTAGATATTTCATAATTACCCCATTGTGTTAAACCATGTCGTGATCCCGGCTACCACAACAATCCAGAAAAGACGCTCAGCAAACCGGCCGCTGACTGCATTAATTGCCATAGTGTCTATCTTTGACTCTATAGCAGTGATCTTGTCATCAATAGCTGACTGACGCTTAAACACTGTAGAAATTTGCTCCTCAGCCCTTGCTAGGGAAATCATGGTCTCGCTGAGCCTGTCTATTTTAAGCTCTACTCGCGTCAGCCGGTCTTCCATCTATATCACCACATTCGCTTGATCGTACTCTCGAGGGATCTCGTAGGTGCAAGTCATCAGCTTGCCTCCCTCTGCCTTGTAAACAATTAGGTCCATCGTGTGATTTGAACCATATCCCATGCTTGAGTGCCAACGGTCCGGTGGGGGCAAACAACCGTGCTTGGACACTGTTACTCCTTCAAACTCTTGAATACTCTGGTGGTGGAAATGGCCCACCAAGAATTGCCTGTGAGTAGTTTCGCCCCAATCTCTAGGCATGTCCCTGGGCATGATCTGGGCAAGTTTAGCGGCCTTTATCTTATCGCCGTGGTGTATGCCGAGCAGCCACTTATTCCACCTCACATAATGCACATATTGAGATGATTTTAGCACATTTACCCTGGGTTCCTTTGCGAAGTAGGTTTCCAGAATAACCTGAACCACTAAGCTAGTATGATCGTCATGATTACCTCTAGCTACTACCAAAGTGACGTTGTCGCACTTAGTGAGCATCTGCTCAACGCCGTTCATTAGAACCTGTGCGCATGCCCTGAGCTGATCCTCGTAAGAGCATGACATGTCTACTAGGGTGCCCTTCGTGGTAGCAGATGGGTTCGCCCGGTCTGAGTGTGCCAGATCTCCTAGCGAAATTAGCAGCCCATTTTTCGCTTCCGGTATCTGCTGTACAAGCGTCCAAATAGCCTCGTCGATCTCTTGAGTGGCCTTACCGACATTGAAGTCTCTGTCACCTGTCTCCTTCTTGAACGCGAGGGCACCAACGTGTGCATCACCGATAATCACGGCAGGCATAAGATCGTCTTTGCGGACCTTCTTGCCCTTAGCCTTGCGCTTGACCGGGATAACTCCCTTGCAGAGCTGCTCAACAAAAGCATTAAAGGCTTCTGCCTTCTCAGCCTCTGCGGCAGTCCTCTTCGTTTTTAGCCAAATTTTCTCGTTGTCGTCTGTGGTGGTGTAGATGGATCTGCCCACCACTATCTCACCTTCAGGAACCAGCCGCCTAGCATCGAAATTATCTGAATAGCCACGCTGAGCCGCAAAGTTTTTAACCGCCCCAATATGGTCGCGTACTGTAGACGGAGAAACACCCAAGACACCCGCCGCTTTGGCAACCACTTCCCCGCAGTCTTCCCACGCTTTAATGGCCTGGCGTTGGCGTTCGGTCTTAGCGTAATCTATTAAGCTCAAATTAATACCCCTACTACAGCCATGACACAGGCTAATAGAATTATTTTAATAAAATAGCTTAGTAACCTTTTACTAGCAGCTTCTTGTAGTCAGGGTCTGACAGCTTGCGACGGATGTACTTGGCGTACTCTTGAGTGCCGATAGATGCACCGCACTCGCGTGACCATTGCTCAGCAATGACCAGGGGGATAGATCCTACCCAACGAGCTTTGGCATCGCCGTGCATCGAAGGGACGTGATCTCTTAAATCATGAATCTCTTTTAGAATTCCGCTTACGTCTTGGCTTCGGACTACCTGTATCTTGTTGTCCTCCGATGTTATCTTCTCGTTTATTGACATCTTCTACTACCTCAAAGAATCCTGTTTCTAACACCTTCTTAACCATCTCAGGAGTGACTTCAACAATATCACCCACCTGGTAGCGAGCACCCTCTATCCACGGTTGACGCGGGCTAGTGCAAACAATTTTTGTCATTAGTCATCCTTTAGGCAAAAAAGAGCCGAGACCCCCGAAGAGATCCCGGCTCATTCCACTTAGCTCACGTCAGCGATAACGCCGTGTGCTGCTTCGTTGTCTACCTGTACACCAAACTCTACAGAAATCAAGCGACGCTCGGCATGGCCGGTACGCGCTAGAGGCTTCTGTGAAGTAGGCTTGAGGTATGCTACTCGTGCGTAGTTAGGGTCGAGGACCAGAACGTCGCGTGAGCGGCTAAAGCGTGAAGGAACAATCTGTAGCTCACCGAAGTCTGAAATGTAGACGTCGATTGCAGCGTTCAGCTTGCTGTCTTCTGCTTCTTTGAAGCGTGTAGCGTTGCCTGTAAAGGCAGAGATAGTCTGCTTCTGTGAAGGGCCACAGATTACGACTGAAGGCTCAGCGCCTTGTGTCCAACAATCAGCAATAACGCTCTTAAGGAGAGCTTCGGTGATTGCTCGCTGTGTACCGTCAGTTGCTGCTGCATCAACGTAGCCTGCATCGCCAGAACCTGAAGTAGTACCATCAGCACCACCAGTTCCACGATCAGCGTTAGTGCGGAGGAACGCAGGGAGGCCGG